GGGCTCGGCCGCGGTGTATACTGTTACGATACCGGCATCAACTGGTTTCGTTGTATCAACAGTCGGATCAACGCCCCACCGCAATTTCGCGATACCTCTGATTTCAGACACCCCGCAGCCGTGGAAATGACCATAGTCACGCACGTTCGTTGTGCTTTTCATCCGCTGTGCCCACGCAACACCAAGAGCCTGCGCGCCACACAAGAACGACGCCGCTACGTCCACGGTTCCACCAGCGCCCACGTCGGCGATGACAGGCAACTCCGGAACTTCACGGATGATCACGCCATTGTATAGAATATCTCCCGCCGTGAACAACGGATTATCGCGGCCGCGATCCCAGGCATATTGCATTGCGTTGATGATCACGGGGTCTTGCATCAGGTCACGAAATGGCAACGAAGGCACAAACATTGTGTACCATTCCTCGTCGTCATTGACGGAGATAGGCCGAATGCGCGGCGAGGCGGTGCGGGCGATGCGTTTGGCCAAAGTGACGATCGCGGCGGTCATCTTGCCGGTGGTGTTGTTGATGGTCGTCAGCGCGGTGGCCATCACGCCACTGACCGCGTTCGCCTTCGAGTTGCCAGCCAGGAAGCGGTCGGCATTGTTGACCATCCATGTGTTTCTCTGGCCCGCGGTCGCGGCGGCGTAGGAGATTTGCACGTTGGCATCAGCGGTAATAGCGCCCAGCGACGTAATGATGTCCGAGCGCATCTTCTCCAATTCCCAGACCATCAGGGCTTCCCTGGCGGCATCACGGAGATCGATGACGGATTTTTGTTCGTCCCATTCCGATACCGCAACGGCATGTCTGAACGCCGAGACGACCACATTAAGGCTTCGAGCGTTCAATACCTCTTCGTTGCCTTCGAGGACCGTGTTTCCGGTTACGCCCGCTCCGATGAGGCGGCGGACAGCGGGAAATACAACGGTATCGCCAGCCTTGCGCGTGAGGTCTTCCCTCACCTGGATCATGGACCCCTCGGTGGTGCCCATATACCTGCTGAACTGGTTTTTTCGTACATATTCCGTAAAGAAATCGGAATCCCAGATCGTCGGAGTTAGTCCGGCTCTGGCCGGAGTGGTGTTCATATCGGCCACGAAACGGCCTCCTGTCGCTATGGGGGATGGGGAACGTGAAGCGACGCCCGACTAAAGCTCGGCGACAGCTTGACGCCCGGTCATCCCCCGGCGACGGGTCGCACCATGTTTAAGGCCCTGGTGGCAGGCCGGCGCCCGAATCAACCCCGGCGACGGGTTGCCTTTGCTTCCGCGATACGCCCGATTATGCCCGGCGACGGCGGCGGTTGCTCTGGCTCGGCTTCCAGTAATCGAGCGAGGGTCGAACGGATGTCGTCCGCCTCGTGCCGGTCCTGGACCCCGGCGACTATCAACATAGCATCGGCATACGATTCCGCGATAGTCCGGTGTTTCTCGACCACCGACTCAGGCACGCGGCGTTGCAGGCGCGCGGCGTAGAGGATGGCGGTGATGGTCGCGAGGTCAGCCACGCCGCGCCGGGCGCGCTAAAATGTCGCTGAGTGAGGGCGGACCCGCGAAGCCGTTGGTGCCCCGTGGTGCCGCGCTGCGCGCGCTCGCGAGGCTCGGCGGCAATCCGGCGGCGGGCGATACCGGAGGCGACGCGGCGCCTCGTTCGGCCTCCCATTTCGCGCGCAGCTTTGCCTCGTAGGCTGACGGATCGGTGCCGATTTCCTCATGCAGCCGCGCCGTGGAGTTGGAGTCGATCATCCACTGGTAGGGGTGGGGCTTGGAATACAGTTCGTTCCACAACCGCGGGTCAGCCTGCGTCCGCCGCTGGAAATACTCGGTTTCGGAGTCGATCGTTTCCTTGCCGTGTTTCTCCAGCGCCAGCATTTCCGACGTGTTTAGTCTCTCATTCAAAACGACCCCGCGCATCCGCCTGGTATATCCCTCGGGATCACGCGCCGGGTCGATCGGCTCAAGTTGCGGTGGCGGTGTGGACTGTGGCGGCGGTTTGCGCGCCTCCTCAAGCTGCTTGAGGAGCATGGCCTTCTCGGCCTCGGCGGCGGACGCGCGTGATTTCCAGTCCTGTCTGCGCTGCCGCTCCTTTTCGTAGGCGCTGCGTGGGACGTTGGGTTGCCCCGGCTCCGGCTCACCAGGGTCCGCGTCGTCGTCCGGCTCCGGTGCGGCCTTATCGGCCTTGTCAGCCTTCACTGGTGCCGAATTCTCTGGCGCGGCCTCTGGCGCCGCCTTCGACGGCTCCGGCGCGGGCGTCTCGGTGGCCTCTGGCTGGGCGCCGCCGCTTAGGAAGGCGTCGAGTTGGGACGGTGTTTCAGACATCAGGCCGCTCCCCGCTTACAACGTCGCAAACGTGTTTTATCGCGTAATCCACAAAGAACTCGGCCTCCCCTTTAAGATAACGCACGCGGTCGTTCTCTAATTTCATGGCGTGCGCCGCGATGCCGAGATCCAGTAAGTAACGCACGGACTGGATCGCGGTCATTCTATCGGGCCAATCGCGATTCTTCAGTTCGTCAACGACTTCTCGTTGCCGCTTCGCCAACAACCGCTCGATGGCGGCCTCGACGGTGGCCTTTTGTCCCGTGCTCATGCTGTCCCCGGCTGTTCTGGCGGCGCGAGCGCGTTGTGCCTCGCTATCAGCATATCCCCAACACGCTGCACCGCGCTCTGCCGCAGATCGCCCGCGCGCGCCTCGTCCGCCATGGCCTTGGCGTGCCTGCCCCTGATATCGGCGTCGTTCAGCGCGGCCTGGACCTCCGGTGGCACCACGGTTCCTGGGTCTGACGGCGGGTCGGGTGGCGCCATCATTTCGTTGTGCATCCCGTGCGTCTCGGCGATGTGATGGATGCTCGCGTGCTTGCGTTCCGCCGCCAACGCGTTGTCGGCCGCCGCCTTGGCCCGCGTCGCCGCGGTGTCGGCCTCGGCCTTGTCCGTCGCCATCTTCTCCATGACCTGCTGCTTTTGCGCCGCCGCCTGTTGATGCTCTTTCAGCATCTCGAGCAACTCGTCCTTGTTCCGCAGGTTCGACGCGGCGATGAGGATCTCCGGCGGGATCAGGCCCGGCTGCGTGCCGGCCAACTGGATCAACACCTGGAATTGCTCGGCCTGAATGCTCGGAACGTCAATTCCTTCCTCGATCGTGATGTCGATGTCCATGTCCGTGATATCGTTGTCGATCCGGATCACCTGTTGCAACCGAGGATCGCCCGGCACGATCTGCATCTGTTGCATCGCCTGGGCGCGCTGCTGCTCCGGCATCGCCGCCAGTTCGTCCATCAGGCGCACCGGCTGATTGATGCCGACGTATTTCGTCGAGCCAAGATCGTCCGTCACATGAACGAAGCGTCCGGCCGTCCAATACTGTCGCGCGGCCATCCACGCGACCTCATAGACCGTCCGCGACCACATCCGCAGCGTATCGGCGATCGGCTCGTGGGTCGCCGCGCCGCCCGCCTGCTGCGCGAGGATGGCCCGGCCCGACAGCTCTCGCGGATCAGTGCCGCTCATCGCCGCGTTCGGCCCGGATGCCTGCATTTCCGCCGTCGCGTGTTCCAGCAGCTTGAACTGGCCCTGAGCGAGTTCGCCGCCCTCCTGGATCTCGAACTTCATACCGGCGTTGATCGAAATATAACCGTCAGGCTTCGCCACTTCCCGCCGCGCCTTATCCTGGTCCGCGACCGCGCCATCTTCCGCGATGACCTGCCGCACACTCAGAAGGTGCAGCGCCTTGCTGCGTCGTTTATTGATCTCGTCTTGCACGGAAATCAGGTTGCGGACCATGCCGTAACGATTATTCTCACGATCGACGTGCGCGGACGCCATGATGAGGCCGGACGTTGAACGAGCCTTGCCGTTCAGGAATGGCGACTTCATCGGTTCAGCCAGAAAGCCGACGCGGGTCAGCGTGGCGACCCACCATTCGTTGCGCTCCTGCCAGTGGATCTGCACGATGCGCACGCGTTCGCGCTTGCTGTCGCACCAGACGATATCGTGCGGCCGGTCGGAATAAGACCCGGTCTGCGTCGCGAACGTATCGGATATCAGGTCTTCCGCGTCGGGCCACGTTTCGTATGCCTGGTCGCGGTCCATCCAAAGCACGATGCCTTTGTAGCGCGCATCGCTAAAGTCCAGGCGGCGCGAATGCGGGTCCCAAAACAGGCGATCGAACGGCACCTGGGTTATCGTGATGTTCGCGCCACCCCGGCCGTCGTCCTCCAACGCCAGATCGGCGCCGCCCGCGCCCTCGACCATGAGGGATTCGTAAACGTCGGAGCGGATCAGCGGGAAGTTGTTATCGTCGGAGATGTAACGAAGCCCCTGCGTCGCGGCGTTGGCCTTGTCCTCGTCGGTTGGATTGCGCGCGAACGCTTTGGGATCGGTGCGCGACTTGCGTTCCAGGCCGCACATCAGTTCGACTTTATCGGCGATCTTGTTGATGGTGATTTCCGGCTGGCCGCGAAGTTTCAGCGCTTCTTTTTCCGCTGAACTCCACTGGTATCCGTCTTTGTAGTCACGATCGCGTTGCGACATGCGCCGCCCGTCGGCGGTCGCGGTCTCGCTGTCTTCGAACCACTGGACCTGTCGCGCGTGCAGGTCGTCCAGGTCGCGCGGGTAACGATCGGACGCGATGCCGGGACCGCCTTTCGGGCGTGACGCCTCGGCGGCCTCTGGGTCGGTCGGCGGGTCGGGGTAAAGGGACTGGCTCATCTTGGACCCCACACCCAGACGGCGCCGTTGTATGTGACGGAGGTCGGCATGTTGGCGAGCAGTTCGCCGCCCGCCAGCGCCACCAACGACCCAGCCGACAGCTTGTTGATCGCGATCACGCCCGTGGATTTCGTCGGCACGCTATAGAGATCGGCGATACCCGCCGCGATGCCGGTTTTCACGTTTAATGTCGTGGCGCCGGAATTGCTAAAACCGGGCACGAACTGGAGTGTCAGGCCGCGCACGAAATTAGAGGGGATAATCGCCGGGTTGGTAACAGCCGCCAGGACGTGTGCGTTCGCACTCCCCGTCGTGGTTCCGCCATTCACGACCGACGCGTTGGCGGAATAGCTATCGCCCGTCGTTCTGATCTGCACCGGCCCCAGCACACCGCTGAGCCGGTTGTCTCCGAAGATCGCGGAGCAAATCTGAGCACCGCATCCCGCGCCGCCGCCAAAATCTCCCTGGTCGGCGATGGCGTATTTCTGCGTGCCGCCGCCGCCATCGAAGATGGTGTTCCCTTCAATGAAGGTGCCGTTGGCGTTGTATGTCGCGTCCTGATAGCGAATGGTGATGCCGGGAGACGCGCCGGTCGATACTCCGTTCTCCCAGATAATGTTGCCGGTGATGACCGAGTTCTGACCGCCGATGTCGATCCCGCCGCCGGCACACTCGTGCAACTGGTTATTGGCGATCAGCGTGTTCTTACCCCAAACCTCCAGGCACGCCAGTGAACCGCCACCGGCACTTCCGTGCGCGTTGTTGTTGGTGATCGTGATGTTATAGGTTTCCGCATATGCCTCGACATTGATCGCCTGACCCTGCGTTGGCCACGACGAAAACGTATTGGCGTCTATGATGATGTCGTGGCCGGTAATGGCCATCCCGCAGTTCTTCGCCTGATTATGCGCGATGATGCCGTTCTGACTAAAATTGGTCGCGGCTGTCGTCACCAGTATGCAGCCCTGCCCCGCTATGTCGGCCACGCTGTTCGATGAGAAGATGTTGCGGGAGATATTGAAGCCATCGATTTGTCCAACGGCGCCAATGAAATACATGTGGTCCGACCCGTTGATAAACGCGCTGTCCACCACGTCGAGACGATGCGTATTGGCGCTGATGACGGCCAGCACGCCGGGCGTCGTGGCGTTCGCGAGGTCGAACGTGATGCCACTGATCGTGGTCTTGAAACCGGCCACCCCGATATTGAAAACGGGAGCCGACAGGACGGTCGCCGCCGGGAATTTGATTGTCACGCAATCCCTGCCCGCGCCGATGAGATCCACGTTGTTGCCGATATTGAACGACTTCGTGCTGTTCAGCAGATACGTGCCGCACGGGATGAATATCGTCGTGCTGCCGGTGTAGCCGAGGAGCACGGCGGCGGCGAACGCGGGGGAGGCGTCGGTCACGCCGTCGCCGATCGCTTTTCCGGCCGAAGTCAACGCCGTGATGTCAACGGTCGTGCCCGCATACCCGCGTGTGATGCCATCAAAGACGGGCCGCTGCGCCAACGCGGGGCCAGCCATGCACGCGGCCACCATCAGCGCGCTCAGGGCTTTCTGCACAGGACATCTCCGTTCCAGAACATGTCGCCCGGGTTAAGTCCGGCTGGTGATGTCGGCAGGCTGGCGAAGAACGCGATAATCCCAGCTTCGGTCGCGCCACTGGCGGCGGCGATGGCGGCGTTCAGTTCCGTCGCCCGCAGTGCGTCGCCCTCACTCCAGGGGTATCCGCTCATGCCGTCACCGTCTGCATTTCAGTGTTGGAGACATGGTTTGAACGAACGCCCGCGTAACCGGGACCGTTGTCGTGGGAATGTAACTCGTGCTGGAAGCACCGGCTTCGAACTGCCATCCCCACCACGAGGCATTGATCGACACACCGCCCGTTCGCACGAATATGCCGGCCTGATTGGACACGCCGCTAAACTCGGCGACGATTGTCACGGCTGGATGGCCGCGTGTGATGCGCTGCCACGCGGACGGAATAAGCAGCGCGACATTAACCAGCCAGTTCCCATTCGCGCTGTTGGCGGGGTTCTCCACGCTAAACGTGCCGGTTGTCGTTATCTGTTTGATATAAAAACTCGGCTCGCCACGCGCGGCGGTGGTTAGCGTCACGAGTTGGTAAAAAGCCGCCACGCCTGATCCGGCGATGGCTATTGTTTGTCCGGTGTTCGTTCCATCCGGCGCTATGACTGTCCCTGATACTGTTGGCGTCCCGGATTTGGCCCAGACCGCCTGGTTTATATCTTGCGATTGCAAGATAAGGTTCGTGCTCGCGGCCTCCGGCGCGTCGGTCACGCACTGCGCGAACGCCGACGCGGGAAACGCGACACCAGCGACCAACAGTGAGCGTCTTGATATCACCACTGCCGCGCCGCGAACGCCTGCGCCGTGGTCGCGCCGATGATGCTGTATGCCTGACCGGACGCGGGAGACATGCAGAGGAACTGCTGATTGACGGGAATCAGGATCGACGGCGGACCCGCGACCGCTGTCGCCGTCTCCGACACCCACAGGCTACCGAGCGACTGGTTCTGAATCATGCACCCGTGGCGGCCCGTCCACGCCGGCAGGACGACCTGGGCGGTGCCGCCGGCGGTGATCGTGCCGGAACGATCCTCGTAGGTGAGGGCCTGCGCGTGCGCTACCGAGGGCAACAGCAGGGCGACCAGGATTAGAACGCGGATCATGTGCCGTCTCCCTCGATGACGTTTCGTATTGAGTTCTTGCGCGCGGTCTCCATGGCGTCGGCGAGCAAATCCCGCAGCCAGTCGCGATCGATCGCGTAGCCGAGGTCTTCGGCCTTGAGCATCGCCGCGTCGGCCCACTTGTCCGGGTCGTCGCCGACTTCGCGCTGGAACGCCGCGCCGCTCAGTGTGCGATAGTCAGTCATCACGTCACCCTCCAGTCGCGAAGTTCTTCCGCGTCACGGTTGAAGGCGGCGTCCCAACTGTCGCGGGGCTTCTGTCGTTCCGCATCGCGAACGTATGGCCTGCTCATACAGGCATATCTTATTTCGTCCGCGCAGTGATCTTCGCTGTCGCTGTCTACATCTTCCGCGCGGTTCGCGTCGTGTTGCAATGTTGGCAACGTGCGAATGGCATGGATCGCGGTCGAAAAGAACGTGATCATCGGCTTGCCGTCCGCATCGCCGACCAATCGCGAGCGCAACTGGTCCCAACCGCCCATCGCGCCACGTTGCGGGACGCGCTTGTTATCGGCGGGGCGAAACACCACACGGGCCGCCTGCGTCATGCGCGCGGCGATCGACGGGCCGCCATCCTCGGCGAAGATCGCGGGATCGGCGACGCCGACCATCATGCCGCTGGCGGGCTTTGGATCGTCGCGCTCGCGGTCACGTATCCCCTCGGCCACCTGCTCGGCGGTCATGCGAAGGCCCACATTCGGCTCGTTCGGCTTCATTCCATACCATTCGCGGTAACAGACGAGGCAGCCGCGGGGGATGTCGGGGATCGAGCCATCCGATACCGCCCACCAATGGCAGGCGAACGGCCGTGCGCTGCCCCAGTCGAAGCTGCGAAACCGCGCCCAGTGCTCGGGCAAGGTGCGAGGCGCGATGATGTGACGAGCCGCTGAGAACTCGGGAAAGAACGCGCCGGCGATGACATTCCAGTCGCCCTCCAACCACGCGCGGACCAGTTCCGGCGAACCAACGAGATGCAGCCGGTTGATGTAGGTTGGATCGTTCTGCAACAGGATGCGATTGTCCTGAATACGCGACGGTATGTAGATGTAACGATGTTCCGCGCCGTTCGGCAGTTTACGGACCAGCGGCGTCATGCCACGCGGCGCCGGATCGATGTAACGATGTTTGATCCATTGCTGACCGACGCCGCCGGGGTTCGCGGTAAGGATGAGTTGCACGGGAACGCCGCCCTTTGATCGCAGCGCGCCGAACAGCATGTCGATCGGCTTCGGGTCGGCGAAGTTGCCAGCCTCCTCGACCGCGCAATCCGTCAGGTTTTGTCCCTGATATTTCGACGCGTCAACGACATTCTCCAACGGGCGAAAGCGCACGCGGCCGCCGCCGGGCATACGAAACTGGCGCGGCTGCTCACGCCACTCGGCGCCTAACGGGATGTAAATCTCTTTGGCGCGCTCGATGAGATCGTCGGCCTGCGGCATCTCGTGCCTAAAGAAAACGCCATTGAAGCCAACGCCGTAGCGTTGCGCTTTCACCGCCCACTTGCCGAGCACGCCGTCCGTCTTGCCGCCACCACGCGCGCCACCGAACAGGATTTCCATATACGGGCACGTAACGAGTTTATGTTGCTGTCCGGGTTGCGGCGCCCAGACGACGCGAGCGGGAGCGGTCGTGCCATCAAGTGGCATCGGGCGTCTCGACGTTCGCTTCCGTCCATTCCTCGATGGTCAGCGGCGCCTCGGACAGCACGCGGTGGATGTTGAGGTCGCCTGCGATATTGTGATCGACGCGCTCGCCGTAGTTCTTCGGATCGAGTTTAGCGGCTAACCATCGATCAGCATCGAAACGAACACGCGCCGCGCTGGCGTCTTCCGCTGTCGCCTTTCGGCCTGAAATAACCGCGCGTTCAGCGCATGCCTGAGCCTGTAGCTCCCTCGCGCGCGCATACATCTCACGAAACTCCGGATGCGCTCCGAGCCATCTGTGAATAGTGCCGAATGGCGGCATTCCGGGTTCTTTTACTATTTCGATACCGAGTTCACCCGCGCCAAGTCGATCACAGAAGCGTTGCGCGAGTTCTGGCGTGTAGAGGCTTGGCCGACCGCCGGGCATCTCATTCCTGATACAAAACTGTGGATATCCCGCTACCGTTCTGAATCGGCGGTTGTCAAGTTAGGTCCGTTTCGGCCCCAGTTCGCGTTGCGTTACGCTAATGCGCAGTTAGGGTAATTTGGGGCCATTAAACGCGCGGCGGCGTTTGCATCAGACTGCATCAAACCGCATCAGCGAGGCACTTTGATGCGTTCTGAGGTGACGGGCGGCCACTCAATCGCCCTGGCCACCTGATCATACGGTCGTTTGCGGGCAACCGGCGGGGTTGTATGGCACGTCAACGAGGCTTCAGTCGCCAGAATCGATCGTCTTTGGTGGCGCCCGTGGTGAGCATGGCTCCCTCGATCAGTCCGCGCGCCCAGAGGCTTTCGAGTAGATGGCGCGATGTCTTCAGGTCGCTTTCCCTGACCCATTGAGGCGAGATGTGGAGTTCGCTTTCGCGGAGCCAGTCCCGCCGGGCCGCGGGTGTGCCGGCTTCGGCGAGCAGCCGTAGGACACGCTTCTGGCTGGGCGTGAAGGGGTCTCCAGCGGCTTTTGTGTCCTGGGTGGCTGATGGATACCCGGAAGCGTTCGGAACGGCTCTGGCGGGCCTCACAGGCGGCCTGTAAGCAGCATGACAATGAGGATGACGATCAGAATACCTCCGATGCCGAAGCCGTATCCGTAGGCTGGCGGCCCGACGTAGTATCCGGCGTGGTATCCGAAGCCGCCAAACAGGATCAGCAGCAGCAGGACGATGAGGATCAGGACGAGTGGGCTCATGTTGGTCGCTCCGTTGGTTGATGATGTGTTCCGTGCCTGCCCTGCCGTGCCGTGCCCCGCTCGTCCTTGCCACGACGCGCCCGGCCAATCCTTGCCTGCCGTGCCGGGTCGTGCCACTCCGTGCCGATCCCAGCCGCGCCGAGCCTGCCCTGCCAAGACGCGCGGTGCCGAGCCAAGCCTCGTCACGCCTGCCGTGCCGGGTCGAGCCTGGTCGCGCCATGACCAGCCGCGCCGATCCCATCCTACCGAGCCTGCCTTGCCAAGCCGCGCCGATCCACGCCCCGCCATGCCCTGCCGAGCCTGCCGTGCCGTTCCACGCCTTCCCGTGCCGCCGCATTCCATGCCCCGCCTGCCGTGCCCCGTCGCGCCCTGCCATCTCGGGCCGTGCCCCGCCACGCCTGCCTGGCCGTGCCTGCCCTGTCCTGCCGAGCGTTACCGGGCCGGACCAAGCCATGCCCTGCCTGCCTTGCCGCGCCGTTCCCAGCCCTGCCCCGCCAGATCGGGCCATGCCATGCCTGCCGAGTCTAAGCCGCCGCTGATGTATCCGCGACCTTCCGCACCGCGCGGCGGCGCTTCGCCTTGTGCACCTCGTCCCAGACCGTCGCGAGTTCCGTCAGTTTGGCGAACCGCTTCTGCACCCGCTCCAGTTCCGTCAGTGCGTCCTTCAGCAGGATTTCGCGCAGCGTTTCATCGTCCATGACTTCCGCGATCGGGCGGTAGCCGCCGGTTCCCTCGCGGTCGATCGACAGCGACACGAATTTGCGGCCGCCGTCGTTGTCCACGATATGCACGCTGATCAGCGCCCGCACCTGCCAGATGCGCCACCGCTGAGCGGCGGCTTCGTCGTCCCATGTCAGGGAGCCATGCAGGCGCGAGCCGGGATTGTCGCGCGCCCATTGCACGACCTCGGACGGGTTGATGACGCCTTGCTCGGTGCGGAGCGCGAGCAGTTCGGCGGCGATCGTATCCAGGCGCTCGCTCATAGTTCCACCTCGAAGCGGCCCCAGCCGAGGCCATTCGAGTTCGGGCTGTCGGGACGGCCTTCGCCGATGCCGCATTGTTGGCCGGCGCGGTCCATGAGGTTGATGATGTCGGTGGCCGAGAACTGGTCTTCGTCCCAGGTCACGCGAACGACGGCCGACCATGTTTCCCACATCGGGCGCCAGCGAATGTCCGCCACGCCGGACTCGTTGCGGACGCTGGCCTCGTGAACGCGTGGCTCGCCCTCGATTTTCACCAGCGGGGTGCCGTCGTTGCGGTCGATGCCATCCGCCTCGATGAAGACGGACAGCTTGGCGCGGGTCATGACGATGCCGACCAGTTTGCACGCGCTGATCATCGCGTTCCTGAACGCTGGCGCGGGAATGCCGATCCAGTCGTCTTTGCTGCGGTGCATGGCCGCCTGATACGCGCCCTCGAAGTCCTTTGGCTGGCGGACTTTCTTGCCGCGCGACTGTTGCCCGGCGCGCTGCGTTTCCTCCATCACCTTGCGCTGCTTTTCGCTGAAAGCGTGTTGGACG